TAGCTCACGGTGCACATTATATAAATCAACCACCAGTAGAAGTAGAAGAGCATGCTCAAAATGTTCATTCAGAATTAGAATCACAAAAGAAAAAGACAGTTAAAGAACATAATTCTAGAGTCTCGAGCAACGACATCAAGCTATCCTCTAAAGAATACGGATTTGATGAGAAAAAACCAGCTATATCAAATATTCAAATAAAGAATAAATTAAAGAAAGCGTTTGAAAGAGAATTAGATAAATCACTCACAGCTGGATATGGTGGTGCAGGAATGCCTACTGATATGGTTGGTGGCGGAGTTATACAATCACAAAGTCTAGAATCTAAGCGTAAAAAAAAAGTAAAAAAAAGCCAAGTAGATCTAAGTAAGTCCCTTCAGTATATTACATGTGATAATTGCGGTCATGAGCAAGTTCACATGCCTCATCAAGTTAAGTGTCGAGAATGTAAGCATAATTTCAGTCTTTACCGATTAAATAACCTAAAATAACTAAAATCAATAACTTAAGCATGTTAGGTATAACAGCTATTAACTATCAACTATTTACGTTGGTTTAAGCCTAAGTGCATGATACAGTGAAATCTGTAAGTTTTTATATACGAACTCGTAAAGGAGACAAGAAAATGGCAAACAGTGTACAAATTTTGGACAAAATCCAAAGAAACTGTCAACAAAGAGGTATCTCAGTATCTAGACCTAGCGCTGCTAGCTTGATTGCTGGAGGTATCACAATTACTTATTCGGCAGCTGTTATTGATTCACCAATGGGTGGTATCAGTGATGCAGCAGCTCCTTTCTTAGGTATCGGCATTGCTAATCCTGGAAAGATTGTTTTGAGCGCGGATCCTGCATCTTTAGTAGAATTTCAAGTTTTGCGTATCGCTTGCGGTCATGCAAACACAGTTGTTATTCCTTCTGGAGAACTTCCTGGTAGTTCAGATCTTAATGGAATGGGTCAATAATTTTAAAGAAGCTAACAAAAGGAGCTACTACTATGGAATTCACTAATGAAGAAATGGTAAAGTCTCTAACTTCTTTAATTGATGAAACACTTGAAGAAATTGAAGAGATTAAGAAATCAAAATTCGCAGCTTCAGAAATTTCTCTTGGCGACGACAAAAGTGGAGTCGCTGATAAGTCTAAGAACGGCAAATTAGAAGCTAAGAAAGCTGAAGCCGATGATGAAGACGAAGAGGAAGAAGACGAAGACGAAGACATGGACAAAGCTGACGACGAGGATGAAGACGAAGAAAGCGATGACATGGATAAGGCTGATTGTATGGACAAAGCCGAAGACGAAGATGAAGATGAAGAACACGAAAAGAAAGAATCTAAGAAACATGAGAAAAAAGAACCTAAGAAAGAAGAAATGAAAGAGATGAAAAAATCTCTTAAAAATTCTGAAAGTCTTATGAAATCTTATGTTGATGAGAGATTCAGCTCTTTGGAAAAAACTATTTCTAAGCTAGCTGCAGCAGTTGAGTCAATCGCTGATGCTCCGGTTCAAAGAAAAGGTATTCCTGCTGGAGTAGCTCCTCTTCGTAAATCATCTGAAGAAACTGAATCTCTTTCTAAGTCAGAAGTTGCAAATAAACTTTTTGAACTTAAGAAAACAGGTAAACATGTTGATTCAGCTGACATTTTCAAAGTTGAAACAGGTAACAATTTAACCGTTCTAGAAATCGCCAACAAATACGGGCTGAGATAATTTAAGGAGACAACAAATGTACGCAAACGAAACTGTGGACCAAATTTCACAAGGGCTAGAGCAGGGGATTGTGTCTCCTGATGAAATTCAGGCTCTAAACAAAGCACTCACTGCCGGATATGGCGGTGCAGGCAAACCAACTGATCTAGTTTATGGTGGTGTTCTTCAGGCTGAATCATTAGAAAGTACTCTTAAGAGTGTTACTTTCGACATGAAAAACCTAAAGATGTGGCCAGCTATTTCTGTAGACAAGGCTTACAACTTGTTCGAACAATACAACCGTTTGATCGGTGTAGGTTCTGACTCATCTCCGTATATCGGGGAAGGTGGAGCGCCTCGTGAAGAAGATTCAACATATATCCGTGACGGTCAAAGGATCGTGTTCTTTGGTACTCGCCGTAAGGTAAGTCACCAGATGACATTGGTTCGTACCACTGTTGGTGATGTTGTTGCTCAACAAGCTAAAGAAGGAACTATGCACCTTCTTAAGAGTGTTGAACGCGAAATGTATTGGGGTCATGCTCATTTTTCTAACGCCGCTACTGGTGCTCAAGATGGTGCTCTCTCAGATCTTCCAGCTAACTCTATTGCTATGAACGGACTTCTTCAGCAATTATTGAAAGGTGACGAAGATACTCAACAAAAATCAAAAGAATTCGAAGGATACGGCGAAACTCGCTCTATCTCTAAAGATCTTGCTGGTGCAGTTCTTACTCAAGATGATCTTGAAGATCTAGCAGTAGTAGCTCTTGAAAACTTTGGTTCACCGTCAGAACTTCACATTGAGCCATTAGCTCTAAGTTCTTTCATTAAACAATTCTATCCTCAGTTTCGTTCTAACCCAGGTCTAGCTAATCAGACAGTTGGTTATGATGTTAACAAGATGACAACATCTGCTGGTACAATTGAATTTAAACCAAATCTTTTCCTACGTCCTCGTGGTCGCGCTCGTTCTGTTGGTATCGCCAACGCTCCAGTAGCTCCGATCCTTGCTGCAGCAGCTGTTGCAACAAACCCAGTTGGTAAGTTAACTGCTGGTGATAGCTTTGACTACGTAGTTACTGCTGTTAACGATCATGGCGAAGGTTCTCCTTCTGCTGTACGTCAAGCAACTGTACAAGCTAACGGTGCAGCTCAGATCAACGTAGCAGCTGTTGCTGGTGCGAAGTTCTACAAAGTTTACCGTAAAGTTACTGGTGCTGCTGCTGGTTCTGAAGCATTTATCGGAAATTACAAATCTGCAGGAGATATCTCTGATTCTGGCGCTAAAGGTGCTGGTCTTGGCGAATCTTTCTTGTTAGATATGTCTTCTGAATGTATGCGTTTCAAGCAACTTGCTCCTCTTTCTAAGATCAATTTCGCAATTGTAACCACTGCGTTAGAATTCGCAATCGTTCTTTACGGAGCATTATTCGTGTACACTCCACGATTCAACTGCTTGTTCAGAAACATGGGTCGATAAGATACTCTAAATCTTAAATAAGAAAGGCAACTTCGGTTGCCTTTTTTATTTCCGCACTTAAAACTACATTCAAATTTCATTATTCGTATAATCTTATTAGACCAACAATAGGATTTACCTTGACGTTAAAAAAATTCTTAAAGACATTATGTAACGACGGTAGATACTATGCTGAACTAGTCTCTAATCTAGCAGAAGTCTATTATCTTAATGACAGTAATCCTTCTGTTCTTGTTGAAGTTGAGAAAGGCGTATATCATCTTAATTTCAGATCAGACCTTACTCCTAATCTAGTTGCACAAATATGTGGTGATATTGTATTGACCGGTATCAATCACGTAGTTGGTCCTGTCTTTGCTATCTCTAAAGAGAGAGGCGTTGTCTATGGTGATGAGGCTATGGGTATGCATTATGTAAATGTATACTTAGCACTCAAACCATCTCAAGTAAAAGATGATTCGACGAAAGATGCGATATTCGTTGTACAAGAACCTATTGAGACGTTTTCTGGTAAACGTGTATCTAGAAGCGATAAAATATATAGAAGAATGTGGGAAGAATAATGAAACTCAATAAAGACGGACAAGTACAAGTTATTGCAGAAGATATAATTAACAAACCAAAGCATTACAACTTTGCAACTATAGAACCAATCGACGTAATAGAAGACTGGCAACTAGACTTCAGATTAGCTAATGCACTCAAGTATATTTCACGTGCGGGTAAAAAGGATCCATCTAAGACTAAAGAAGATCTTGAGAAAGCAATTTGGTACATAAATAGATATATAACTAAGGAATGTAACGATGTCAAAAAAGAATAAACAGATCAGTGATCTTCAAGACAAGAAGAAGAACATGCTGAGAGATTATGCAAATCTTCGTAAGCAGATACGTCGTGATCTAAGTGTTGAGGACTTTACTTCTAATACAGAATACACCAAAGACATGATGAAACATTACTATGGTTCTTTATCTAATATAGATGAAGAAGCACGCCTAAAGTATCCTAGATGCTTTCTAGATGTGTATATTGAAGATATGATGACAGAGAAACAATTGGATAAATTACGCGTTACTATTGCAAACAATAAGAAGTTTGTAATAACAACAGCAGTTACTGGTTGTGAGTTAGACAGCAAGATGTACAGATCTGTTAAGACATATTGTAAGAAAAACAATGCAGCACTATTAATACTTATAGCATCAGATCCAGCATCTAATCGCGATCGTGGTTCTTTAGGCAGAGTTGATAAGCGTCTAACAACAGAAGCAATTGTGTTAGAAGATTCAGAACTAAATTCAAATATCTTCTTATCAACAATCAAATTATCAGCTAAGCATGTAGATCCTATTTCTGGTCTAGGTCGTATTGGTCAACGTGAAGGTAGTTTTGTCTATGCTTCGCCTAAGCAAAGATTAAAATCAAGTCCAGTTTCTAACACTAAATTACCACATTTTCTAATGACAACCGGTGCCATTACCGTCCCAGATTACACATCTGCTAACTATATGTCAAATAGAACAGCTTATATTGCTAACCATGATCATGTTATGGGTGGTGTTATTGTTGAGATCGGTGATTCAGACGAATATCACTTTAGACAATTTCAGTGTGATAATGCCGGTAAGTTTATTGATCTTGGCATCGAATATAGTGCAACTGGTACTAAGAAGATCAGACCAGAAGCATTCGTTCTAGGAGATTGGCACTCAGGTAGCACTTGCCCTATGTCTAAGCTTGTATGGGATGATATCTGCAGAACATTGAAGCCTAAGAAACTAATAATGCACGATCTATTTGATGGTAAATCTATCAACCATCACGAAGCCAATAACATCGACTCTAAGGCTAAAAGAGCAGAATCTGGACAATTGAATCTAAGAGAAGAATTGAATCTCGTAGCAAGAGACTTAGAGTATCTAACCTCTTTGGCTGATGAAGTGGTCGTAGTTAAATCTAACCACGATGAATTCCTAGATAGATTCCTTCAAAAGGGTG